CCGCGCTCGAGCAAGGCGGACTTTCGCGACGCGCGCTACCTCGGCACGGCCAAGTGGCTCGACCTCGACACGGCGAAGGAAGTGCTGCCGGACCTGGCCGATGAGCTCGACGGCCTGGGCGAGAGCGGTTCCGATCTGACCACCAACAGCGACCGCGAGCAGCGCTGGTATGACGGCGACCGCGAGGGCACCGGCAAGCGGGTTCGCATGGTCGAGTGCTGGTACAAGCACCAGGGCAAATGGTGCTGGTGCCTGTTCACCGGGAGCCGGAAGTTCAAGGAGGGGCACAGTCCGTTCTACGACAAGGACCAGTCGACGCATAAGTACGAGATGTTCAGCGCGGCGGTCGACCACGACAACGATAGGTATGGTTTCGTCCGCAATTTAAAGAGCGCGAACGACGAGATCAACATGCGGCGCAGCAAGGGGCTGCACGAGCTCAACAGCCGCCGCATCATTGCCGAGGACGGGGCGTTTCCCGACATCGAGAAAGCGCGCACCGAGGCGGCGCGGCCGGACGGCGTGGTGGTTCGGAACAAAGGTTTCGAGGCTTTGTTCGATGATCAGGCAAAGCTTGCGAACATTGAAGGGGCTTTCAAGTTTCTCGAGGATGCCAAGGCGGAGATCGAGAATTTCGGCCCCAACCCGGCGCTGATCGGGCAAGGCCTGGAGAGCCGCTCGGGCCGCGCCATCCAGCTCATGCAGCAGGCCGGCATGGCCGACCTCGGACCGTTCCTCAACAACTATCGCGCCTGGAAGATGCGGGTGTATCGCAAAGCGTGGAACTGCGTGCAACGCTACTGGACCGGCGAGCGGTGGGTGCGGGTGACCGACGACCAGGGCCTGGCGCAGTTCATCCAGATCAACGGCGTCGGCGTCGATCAGCGGACCGGCATGCCGGTGATCGAGAACGCGATCGGCTCGCTCGACGTGGATATCATCCTCGACGAGGGACCGGACCAGATCACGCTGCAGCAGGACGTGTACGAGACGCTGCAGCAAGTGCTGCCGGCAGTGGCGCCATTGCTGACGCCGCAGAAGGCGCAGGCGGCGGTCGACATCTTGATCGAGACGAGCATGCTGCCGGATAAGGATAAGAAGAGGTTCCGCGACGCCGGGCAGCCCGATCCGCAAGCCCAGCAGGAGGCGCAGCAGGTCAAGCAGATACAGCTGGCCGACGCGGTGGCGACGGTCGAGGAGACGAAGTCGAAGACGGCGCTAAACCTGGCCAAGGCGCAGGCCGAGGGGATGCCGGACATGGCGGCGCCGCAGCGTCCGCAGCAGCAGGAACTGCCGCTCGAACTGCAGGCCGCGGAAACGATGGTGGGGATGCAGAAGACGCAGGCCGAGACGGCATTGCGGGCGGCGCAGGCGCGCAAGACGGCGACGGAAACGTCGCTGCTGCCGATGAAGGCGGCGCACGATCAGCGCATGAGCCTGTTCGACCATGTGGCGACGCAGCGCAATGCGGAGGCCGATCGCGAGGTGCAGATGCGGGCGTTGCGGGCGCGGCAGAACGGGGGAGGCAGCAATGCCCGATGAACTGAACCCGATCCAGCCGCCGCCGATCGGCATCTCCGATATCGCGCGGGCGTCGTGGCTGCAGCGCATGCTCGGCGAGGCTGGCAAGGCCATGCTGCCGAAGTATCTGCATGAACCGCCCATGCGGGAATTGCCAGCCGACCTCTCCGGCAGGGTCGTGCAGGCGCCGTGGCAGCAGCGGTTGCTCGGGGCAGCGGGTAAAGTAGGCCAAGCTTTGGTGCCGGAATACCTGCACGAGCCGCCGGTGCGTGATCTGCCAGCCGACCTGTCCGGCAAGGTGCCGACGAACCAGATCGACCCGGGCAGCGCGGCGGCGTTCGGGCTGATCGACCTGGCGACCACGTTCACGCCCGCAGGCGTGGCCAAGGGTGCGATTGCGGCAGGCGCCGGGGTGGCAGCCCGCCAGGCCGGCAAACGCGCTCCACGGGCCGCGGGAAGCGAACTGGGCGCCATCTTGCGCGGGGCCGAGGATCTGCCGGCGCCCGGCATCGGCCACAACATGCCGCCGCCGGAGGCGGTCATGATGCCGGAGGAGATAATTCCGCCGAAGACGTGGGCGCAAGGCCTGCCACGGCCGCAGCCAGCTAAACGTGGCACTGAGGTGCCGGACATCCGCGAGATGCCGGCCGCCGAGGCAATCGAGACGGCGCGCAAGCAGCACCATCTCGTCAAGTCGGGCGAGCAGTCGGAAGGGATGTATGTTGGAGCTCCACGGGAGATGCAGTCCAGGCAGGCCTTGACCCAGGCGCGCAAGGCTTTCGACGAGTACATAGCGCGCGATCCACGCGGCGGCGACTGGTACGACCGCTATCGCAGAGGCCTGGGCGAGGTCACGGGCGGTGATCCGGTGCAGAACCGCTGGATGGCGGCACAAGAAGGGCAATTTTCAGCCGGCGTCGATCCTGGCAGCGAACTCCATTTTGCCCTGATGGAGAACAACGCGGCGATCGCCGGCATGCCAACGAAGGCAGCCCGTCCAGCGCAGCACGAGGCGCACATGGCGGCACTGGCAGCAAAAGACCCGAGCCTGTACCAGCTCGGCGAGAAGACCGGCGAATACGCCCGGCTGGTCAATCCCGACCAGTTGCGGCCACCCGGCGCGACAGGGGTGAATGATTTCCGCCATGCGCGCAACTGGGGCTACACCGAAGCCGGGGGCGAGGCGCAGCGCGATGCGCTGACCTCGGCGCAGCACCGTTTCCTCGACTACGAAACGGCGCTGGCGGTTGATCGCGCCAACCGGGTGAAGCTCGGTGGGCGTGAAGACTGGACCGGCGAGAAAATCCAGGCCGCCCCGTGGGTGGTGCAGAAGGCGCTCGACTTTATGTCGCGCAACCCCAAATTAAGCTACGACGATGCCTTTGCGCGCGCCAACAAGACGATCACCGACTATTTCCCAAAGCATACGTATTTTGCGACGCACGAGCAGCAACCTGGCGCCGATGTTGTTGGACACATGGCGCGCTCGGCCGAGGCCGATCCGGCGGCACGGCAGGCGTTCTTCGCCGATCCGCGCAGCACCTGGGCGACGGCGCCCGGCGCGCGCGACGCAATCTATGGCGGCCTCGGGGTCGAGGGCACCGGCAATGTCATGCGGGTGCGCCCGACCGTGCCGATGCAGGGCATGTACCGCACGCCTGCCGGCACGCTGGAGACGAACCCCGGCGAGGTGGCCCGGCCGCTCGGCACGTTCACGACCGGGGGCCAGGGGTTCAAGGAGGCAACTCCGCACGACCGAGCGATCCTGGATGCTGGCGAGGCGTTGCGTGCTTACCTGGATGCGCAGAATGCGGGTGCGTGGCACAAGGTGTGGGCTGGCGGGCCGGTCAACGAGAGTGCTTCGCTGTTCTTCCCGCGCCAGGGCCAGGCGACGCTGGCGGACTTGGCCTCCATCCAGCAGGCCGGCAGCAAATACGGGCTCACCGACGTCGCCGACACCGGGCAGGGCATCACCGCGACACGGTTCTACCCGCCGCCCGAGGGAGGCAAGGAATTTGACAAGGCGGTGCGCGGCGGCGAATTCACGCAATTCGGCGAAGCGCATCGCGTGAAGGTCGACAGCGGATACATCGACTTCGTCGAGAAGTGGAAGGAAGGCGTTGGTTCGGGGGCTGCTACGCGGCACATGCTGGAGTACGTCAACAAGACGCCTGAGCTACGCGCTGCCTTCAATAACAATCCGCATATTGCCGAGCGCGCCCTGGCGCGACTGGAGCGGGATGAGGACTGGGCCAAGGCATGGGGCGTGCCGCGCGAGGACATCCAAAACGCGCGCCGCATCATCGGCCAGGGCAAGGGTGGAATAGACCGGCTCGACGCGGCGCTGAAGGCTGGCGCTATTCTCCCTGCGGTCGCTGCAGCAATTTACTCGTCGGCTGGGGTTCCGCCGCCGGGCGAGACCGCTCCAGGCGGGCGAGGGGCGGGCCGTGAAGAATTCTAACCGGGCCGGCGTCGAGGCGCCGGTAGATGTCCATCTCTTCTTCTTCGGTATACGGCGGCTCGTGATAGTAACCCTTGCCGTCGTCTGTCAGTTTCCTGACCATGATGCGCCTCCGAGGCCTCGTGGACCGGGCATTTTGCTCTTTTCCGGCGGCAATATCAACTAATCATGTCCGACATAAACGACCTGCGCGCGCGCGGCATCGCGTTCCGGGCGCTGGTAAACTCGTCCGGCGTGGCGGTGGGCGGATCGGCCGACATGCCGACCCTGCGCGCGCGCGGCATGCAGCCGGTGTGCCAGGTGACCGGCGCGGGCATCTCCTCCGACAGCGGCGAGACGATCGCGGTGTTGAGCGACCGCGGCATCCCTATCTTCTGTGCGCTCAACGAGGCGGGCATCGACGCGGGTGGCACGGCGACGATCGCCGAACTGCGCGATGCCGGCATCCTCGGCCTGTGTCCGGTCGACGTGTCGGGCGTGGCGCTCGGCGGCTCGGCGACGGTGGCGCAACTGCGGCAGCGCGGTGTTCCATCGTTCTGCCCGCTCGACGAGGCCGGCAACGCGACCACGCTGGTGGCGGACGTGACGCCGCCGGTCATCAGCACGCCCGCCACGACGACCATTGCCGAGAATACCGCGCTAGCATTGCCGCTGCAGGCCGACGACTTCTCGATCTGGACGATCACGGGTGGCGCCGACAGTACCTATTTCGACGTGCAGACCGGCGTGTTCCCACGGTTGCTGATCTGGAAGGCGCCGTTCCTGCCCGA